TAAGGGGAGGTTATCTTGTTCCCAATTATAGAAAGAACTAGTATCGAACTTAGCCACACTAGGAGTCCAAGAATTATACAGCATTACGCTGCCACTACTTGTATAAATATCTGCTCTTTTAAATACCATTAGAAATTAAGTGTCCATCTAAATATTAAACTAAAATCACTAGTTTTTCTTATCTCACTAAATGCCCTGTACGCCACCAAAATTGATGCATCTACTACATTACCTCGGGGATTACCCATAAATAGTCCAATCTCTCGTAAATATTCATCCTCGCCATGCTGCCCCACCAAGTTATTACATGCTTCTTCGTCCACTACCAGCGTATACCGAACTGATGCATCTCCAATTTTTGTCATTTTATTAGCAGGAATCATTGCAAATGTTCTCAGAAGAACATCATTAGGACCATTAATTTGAGTATTTTGCTTTATGTATAAATTGCTATCTTCACCGTATTGCAGCGGGCCTAGTGCTCCCGAAAGATAACTAGTTGTACTTACTTCTAAAGCTGTGTTACCAGACGCCCCTAGCTGAAATCTATCAATTTGATAGTCTGTAATTGTGTCGGAACCAGATGCTGTAAATAAATACGATAGACCCACTCCCATTCCTGATACAATAACATTGTGGTCATCTAATAATATTTCCTCTTTACCATTTTTATGTTTTTTAATAATGGTTAAATGCCCTGTTATTCCTAATCTCTCGGTAAAATTTTTCATAAGAAACGTATTCTCCACTTAATCGTTAAGTCTGTGTAATTGTGGATACCTGGGTCAAGGGCTCCTTTGTCATTAATATAACAAAGATTTTTACTGAATCCTTTTCTAGCAAATAATCTATATTTCCTAGGATTATTTAGTACACTAAACCCAAAGGGAGGAGTATTACCTTCTCGAAGACTTTTATTTATATCAATAGTCCACAATCCTAAATGATATATACCCCCATAACAATTAGCCATTGCCACATCTCCCGCAGCTAGACCCACTGAATATTCCACTACTCCATCGGTAGATAACTCAAGACTCCCTGATATACAGAGACCACTAGCCACACTACTCATACTATAGGGGCCAGGATCTGCATCAGGATCAGGAGTTCCTGATGCCATAACCATATTAACAAATCCAGAGGAATCCATAGAACTTACTTCATTGAAAAAACCAGCATAAAGAGCACTCGCACCAAAAAAATCATGAGTACCTCCATCATGTCCCGCAAAATCATTTAGTGCAGTAAAATCAAGAGAGGAAAAGAATCGTACCGTGGTCCCCTGGATGTGACTGACCGAACTGCCATCAGGAAAAGCTCCCATTATTGATCCTACTATTCTAGGAGATCCTGAAAATATAGTTCCCTCACATGCCCCACTTGAAATAGCAGAAGGTAACATATTAACTAATTGACCCACACCAGGAAAAACAGAACTTAGTGGGACTGCCGCAGAAGGGGCATAATTAGAAGCACTTACAGGCAAAGAAGCTGAAACACTCCCGTCTAATTCTAAAGTGGGAAGAACAGGATCAGGGTAAGTGGGCATACCTACTATAGGGGTATAACTGCTTACATCGTCATTCAAATAAAAATTACGTTGCTGCACAACAGCCATCGTCCCGCTGTTAATAATTGCATTAGAGGGTCTTCCAAAATTTTCATTCCAACCAGCAGCCCATTTATAAGCCGGATCCTGATTTCCTGTATCTGGATTAGCCGACGTATCCATATACTGAGCGTTTGCTTGAAGAGCTTTCCTACTGGTCCCAAAGGAAATAGCTTGAATGACATAATTAGAAGCATCTAAAATAGATGAAGTTGCATGATCTGTAACACCTGAGAGAGAAGGAGATACAGTCATTATATCAGCCAATAACTCTCCTGCTCCATCTACAAGCATATTAGCTTCCTTGTATAAAAGCTTATCTCCTGCGTAAATTTCTACTTCTCCTCTCATTAGTTTTCTGTCTCCACCGATTCATAATTATTATAGTTAGCTTGAGTATTGGCTTTATTTCCTGCTCCCCACTCAGGACTGACACGGTAATTTAGTCTACTACCCCCACTAGCCTCTAATCCTGCGGGATTAGTAGTAATTGGTGAAGATTCATAAGTACTCTCACTAGAGATAGCAGCATCCCTACTAGCAAGAGATGTAGAATATACTCCTACCCCCGATCCCATTAATCCATTGAAAAATAATAATACATTTCTTAGACTCTCTCTCTCCAAATATACTTTATCCTCTTTGACAAATTTTCTTAAAGGAATACCACTAGTTTCAATTCCATATCCTGTGCCTATACCTGCATTCTCTCTTTCTGTAGTATCCTCCAAAGAAATAGTATCAATGAGGAGATATTTATTTTCTTCTGTGGGAGTAAGAAAGAAAACTTCTACAAAATAATTAGTATCATCCCTATTTACTTGTTGCTTTAATTGATAGAAATCATCACGAATGGGAATAATATCTAAATATTCAAAATTATTATGAATAGTATAATTTCTAGTATCAAAGTTTACTTCATAGGTTTCAAAATATTTTTCATTAATATTGTTTAAAGATAAATTATTTACTCCTACATCCTCCTGATTTGTATTGCCTAAACAAGTAGTCACTATAGAGGGATCTGGTTGTTTAAGATCAAAAGTATAGATATGAGAATATAAACCTACAACATTATCTATCGTTGTATCCACGCTCTTATGCATCTCCCACTTCCCCTTAGGAGTCCAAGACCACATTAAACCGCTAGTAGACTGAGTATGGATCCATACTCCTAACTGCCCCCCTCCTAACATAGGCCCCTTTTCCTCAGCAACTATAGCTTTTATTTTTAATTTAAACAGATGATCTTTTATAAAATAATTTCTTCTAGGTCCATAGGCTGATAAATCAAATCTAATTCTCGGTAAGCCTCCTGCTGTTTTACATTTGATAATAGAATTATCAATTAAATAATTTTCTTCCCCTGGAATTTTATACTTACTAGCAGCCTTGAATATATAAAAAGCATTTCCTTGTGGAGACCCAGAGATATCACAAAATTCTATACCACTAAGAAGATGAGGATTTCTAAATTCATTATTATATGGCTGATCAAAATTAAACTGATTACCAGATAAAGGAACTACTATATCTTCCACACCACTTGCAATATAAGTACCTGAGGCTGGTAGATTTTCAGTCTCATCACTATACGCAGCTACAGCACATGTACTAAATATTCCAGAGCCTGCATTATTATTAATAGCTAATCCTGAAGCAAAGCTAGAAGCAATATAATTTCCTGCCATAGTCTCTACGGCTGATCCCGCTATTGAAAAATTCTGATTATATAAACTCTCACCAAATACATGAGAAAAAATATTTCCCCCTGTCTTATATGCGTCTGCCAAACTTAGAGAATGTCTTTGATAATAGGTCGTATAATCTTTATATAATTTCTGAAGTCCTACTCCAAAACCAAAATCATTATAATCACTCATAGAATTTAGAACAAAACCACTTGCAATAGCACTATTTGCATAACTTTGAATTTCATTCTTCCAGTACGCATCTAAACTTCCTGCAATCCCGTGACTCAAGGAAGAGACACTCTTTGCTAATTCTACAGCCTTCTCTTCATACAACTTATGCATTGTAATATAAATAAGCGGTGTTTGTCCACGATCTACAAACCTGTCTGTGGTTGCCCCAAACTCGTCCCATTTTGCATTCGATCCTAACTCCCCTGCGAATCCTCTATAAGGGAAAGTAGCACTTGTATAGATGGAAGAGAAGGATCTGGGAGAGTTTAAATCTTCACATTGATTCCACACCCCTGAAGGGTTAAGAGGGTCAAGTATAGGATAAAATTGTCCTGCGGAAGCGACATACCCTAAAGTAAAGGCACCCAGGGAAGAGGGCATAGAATACTCTAACGTTGAAGCCGCCCAACTATTAGGAGCATTAAACCCAGTTCTATCATAATACCCCTCTCTAGGTAATAAGTATCTAAAGTTGCGTCTCCGTAGGGCTCTCCGCGCTGGTAAGATATTATTGGCTGCGGGGGTTACAGTGGCAGTTGTTGAAGAGAGTAACACATCTGTAATCTCATCTACTTGATCCCGTTTAAACGTATTTAATCCCCCGCGCCCGTCATTGGTGCCTGGAGAGACGGTCCCCATCGCTACCCCAGAAAATTCATAATTAGCTAGAATTGATGAGGGGCTATATAAACGCCTAGTATCATCTTTATCCAACCCCAAATACATCCACTTAGTTCCTGATACCTCATAACCATCTTCCCCACTAACATTTAAATTAACTCTCGTTATTGCATGAGCGGGAGAAAATCTTCTTGCTATTCGTGTTGCTTCATATAAAGCCAGCTTTGAATCTCCTTCTAAAGTATTTTTAGCAAAATCAAAATCTGTATTATCAAAATCAATAAATAAATGAGAAGACTTTCCGTTCCACAAGCCTAATAAATTGTTCTGATGATTAGAAATATTAAGCATTACGTCATTATAATTAGGTGGAATTTGAACAGAGCTAAAGAACATTAAAAATTCATTTAAACTTCCCAAATTAGTGTCTGTATTAATAGCCCCACTTAAAATAAAATTCTCTACTTCATCAGCAAAACTTTCTCTTACTCCAAAACATTTTAAGCGTTCTGTTAAATATTCCACAAGCTGAGGGGATAAAGTACAATCTTTATAATATTTTACTTCTTCAAAGGGGGGCATAGGATGATTATGATAATCTCTATAATTAAAGAAAAATTCTAAATCTCCCGTAGCAGACAAGTACAGGGGGCGCTCATTAGGATCAGTTGGGTGATCTAATCCAGCCATATAAACACCCTCTCCTAGAGGACCCACCACGTAAGCTGCGTCCCAAGGTATTTGTTCATCATATAGTACTGCTTGCCTACGCACATAATCATAATTCTCATCTAAAGGAGAGTGCATGTGAAAAGGTTTCATAATAGGTTCATTAATAATAGTATACAAGTCCCCCAGACCTCCAGAGGCATCTATTTCATACAATCTACTAATGGGAAATGGTTTTCCATAGAATAAAAAGTTATTAGGAAATTTTTTATATAACTCTAATAAAAGTGAATCAGTAACAATTTTTAGGTTTTCTTCCATACTACTCGTACTATAAGAAACCACTCCTGCATCTGCCGCGAGTCCAGGAGTCCAGGTACTTAAATTTTCAAAGTAGGGAGATTCAGTTCCCAAACTGTACCAAATTAAATGAGGTAAATAGGATTCCCACAATTCAGATGCTTTTCCTGAAGCATCAAAAACTGATTCTGATATGAGAGCATTGATAGCATATTGAATAGAAGCTAAGGTTCCCTTCCGTTTATATAAACTAACCGCAGTTCTCAATTGATGCCGCCATTTAGAGGGAGAAAATCCTGTTAGTTGCCATCCAATCAAGTCTGCAATATATTGTAAATGCTCAGGCTTAGTATTTTCAATATCATATATTAGACCTATATTATCAATTTCATTACTAATATCTGCAAAACTAAACCCTAAAGCATTTAGAAGTTTTCTAAACGGCCCTTTAGACTTCCTATCGCTTAAGCGTATAGACGCATCAATATAACTGTCAAAGGCATCCTTAACAGTAAAATCCTGTTCATCCATATATGCAGGGGAGTAAATTACCTCCAACAAAGTTAGCAAATTTTCTAGCTTTTGTATACCGCTAGTATATGTGGCGACGGTCCCCGCACTCGGCTCTAATATAGCGTCCGCTGCTCCCGAAACATACCCATCAGGAAGCACCCCTAAATTAGAAAATGTTGTACAGGTAGAATAGTTTCTCCAAAGATGATTCTCCAACCCTTTTATTCCATCTACTGTAGCTAACTCATTCCCCAGGTACAACGAATTAAAAGAATCCAGTACAAAACTAGAAGGTTCCCATGTTAAATTTCCTTGAGCAGAAGTATTGAGGAAATAAAACCAACCCAAAGCATCTACCAAATAATTATGAACACTACTCGCATTTGCATTCCCCGTCAAGGCAGAGAGTGTCCCGATATTTTGCTCTAATGCTCCCGACTCCGCTCCTGTAGCGAGTACTAACTGAGGGAGGAGTGTTCCTGATAGATAAGTATTAAACTCTGCACTTGTATCATAATTAGAAATACTTGCGCTTAACGGAACTAAAATCTTTGTTTCTAATAAATAAGGATCAATCTTAGTTAATTTATTTTGCTTAACAAAGTATTGGGATATTCCAGAGATATTTCCAAGACTAGATGTTTGTGAATTTGCTACAGCCGAAATGGAAAGAACCTGGGAGATATTATCAGCGACAGTTAAATGCGTATTGATTATTTGAGATAAGGGGTTTACAGTAGTTCCACTGAGGAGAATATCTTCTTCTTCATAAACATTAGGAGTTAGTAATTCAAGTAAATCTACAAAATTACTTTTAGAGTACGTCCTAGGATTGGGAGTGAACTTACTCATTACTCTATAAGACCTACATTAATAGTAAGATTATTTAATTGAATAATCTCATTGAAATCAACATGTAAATTTTGTTGAAGATTATCAACGGTTGAATACCTAATAGAATCAATTTCAAAAATTTGTCTATTCAAATCAGCTATTACTAAGGACTGTCCGAAATCTCTATTGTCAACACCCATATACGTAAGAATTTTATTTCTCGCTAATGTAACAATTTGATCTTGATTTGGTTCATCTTCCCTGTCAATAAAAATAGTTGTCACTAAATCCAAAGTTCTTATTAAACCATCAACTACTACCACCTCATCCGTTGCCATCTTCTGAGGCTCTATCGCCTTTAATAGTTCCGTTTTAAACGTAGGAGTAGCTTTTTGAAGTTGAAGATCGGATGCTTTTTCTAAAATATAGATATCCACAACGTTTGCTGAAGAATACGCTTTGCGGGTTACAGCGACTGCCTTCCCAACAGTCCCGAACTTACTTAGAAAAGTATTCGCAAAAACGGTATAATCTTCTAATGTAACCAGTCGGTCTTGTCTAGCAAATGTAAGGGGAGCCCACTGCTTAACATGCTCTACGGTTTCCGCATTCGTCCCCCCCGTAGCAGGGCTACGATTAGTAGCTGTTCCTGTTCTAGCATTACCATCAGTAGTAGCGGCAACACTCATATTTAGAACATTTGGTAATAGATTACCTCGGCTTCCTCCCCCACTTCTATAGTTTACCAAGTAAGACGCAGTATCGTCTGGAGACATCCCTACTGTACCGTCCCCAAATACAATGGTCGCTGCATAATTTTCATCAAAAACTATCTCAAAAATTTTATCAGAAGACCCCGATGCGAAATAAATATTATCTACTTCCGTATATGCTCCCGAAACATTGGCATCAGGCGAAGTAATAAACACTTCTACACTACCTTCAATTACAGGAGCCTGAGTCAATTTGATTGTTTTAATGGCTTCAGTAGCAGCAAAAGAACCCGAATCAGTTACAAGAATCCCTTCCTGAAAAACTAAATTACTGTAAACAGTATTAGTGTCAGGGTTGTCACTTTCATTCCCATATAAAAGAATATCTCCCGCTGAATTCATACTATCAACTAGTCCGTTCACTACTTTGTATAGTGTATATGATATAGCAGCCTCATCCTGGGGGGATGTGACATTAATAACCCTATTAGCAGGAGTTATAGTATAGAAACCTACTCCATCCCCCACACTCTCAGGACCTTCAGTAAATGTTATTTGAGCATCAGCAGCCGCCGATAAAGGCCCCCGCATTCTCACCCCTATTAGTTCTAGTAATTTTTTAATACTAGATCGCTGTTTAGCCGTAGCAAAAAAGTTTTCATTTGCTAACATATCAGCTTTCATTGACATTACAGATCCCATATAGGCGACTAGCTCAATAAACATCATCCCCAAATCTGATTCAGAAAAATATGTATACTCTAGAGGATAAACCGCTTTAATATATTTAATTAGCGAATCTCTTAGAGAAATAAAATCGGTCGCCGCGAAATCAATTAGAGAAGGGCGTTTAAATAAGGGCACTTCCGCTAATTTAAGAAAGTCTGATGATATTGCTCCTGAAAAATTCATTTAATAATTACCTTTGCATCAAATATAGCGAGTTCATCTTCATCCAACTGTAGAGTGAGAATAATCTGTAGAGAATTCCCTCCCCCTGGCCCTGCGTCTCCATAAGGGGTCACGCGCAGTTGAGTTACATGGGCTCCTACTATGTATTTATGTACAGCCTCTAATATTTCATATTTTATAGATTCAAAGGTGCTTTCATCTAACGGCTGAAATATATACTTCCGTAAATCACACCCAAACTGAGGGAGCATTAATCTTTCCCCCTTCTCTGTTCTTAATAATTGATGAACAGCGTCTACCACTAGAGGTTTAGAAGATCCCTTCTTTAAAAAACCTCCCTTAGTCATTTGTTTTCCTAAGGGAAAAGTAAGACCATAAATATTGCGCTCTAGCTCAACCGAACTTCTTAATGTAGGGGAAAAATAAGTTTCACCGTATTTTGTTACTGTTTGATTTGCTCCCATTTAGATTGTGGGCCTTCCTGACCTTAAAGGAGGTGTCCTTTGATCTAAGTAATCATTAAGAGATTTCAATAATGTATAATATATTCTAGCTATTATCCATAGACGATCTAAGTTATCTCTTTGATCAGCATTATCTAGTATATACGTTAACATATCCTGTCCAGCAGTGTCAGCGGCACCTCGCATCCCCAAAAGAATATTGTCCAATTCATAGGGATCAACCTCGGACCCATCCCCCGCCCTCAATTGATATAATTCATCAAATCCTGACCCATTATAAAGATAACCGCTTGTAGGTCTTACTAATTTCCATAACCCCCCACTCGCCTCAGGGAGGGAACTATAAATAGATGTCTTACCGTTTGCACCAGAAACTGTATGATGCCCATACTTATATGGCGAAGCACTTAAAGATAGTGCTCTTCTTCTTTCAGTAGGAATAGTAGCATTACCTGAGCCGCCTAAAGCGTCTGTGGTTCCTAAAGTGGCTCCAGTATATTTTCCTACCTTACCACTCCATGTTCCCATACCTTTATTATTAATAGTCCCATCCACTTCCATTACACTCGCCCCCGAAGCTGTTGAGTTTCCTTGAGGACTAAAATATTCAGCGAAAGAGTATGTTTTTAAATGGTCTCTAGCGGGTGTTCCGCTTAAAATACCTAAAAATGACTCTCCCTCAAATCGTTGGGGTTCAGCATTAGTATCAGGAAGCAACGCTCGGTCGCACCCCGCGATATGAGCTATAGTAGCGTAAATGTCAACAGCATCCACAAAAGCTGTTGAGCTTGTATTGGGATTAGATATACATGTAGAACTTACTATCATGGGAATTAAAGTCCCTCTCTCATACACGGATTGTTTAAATCCTCCAGGTCCATTATTCGCGCCCCCCTTTCGGTGTGGTAGATAAGTCTCTCCTCCTCCATCAAGCCATTTAGTATAAACAGGACCTAATCCACTATTATCAACGTCTGGTCCCCCTATTAATGCACTAGCATACGTATTCATAGAGTCTACAATACTGTTTGTAGCTCCATTGTCTCCCATAAAAATAAATATAGTCCTATCCCGTTTATCTGCATCCAAAGAATCTATAAAAGCACTTACCATATAATCTACATTCTCTATTTGTGCATTTGAATTCATAAAGGTAGCACTCGCAGCAACATTAGCTCCAATTATAGGCCCGTCTGGGTCAAGTCCCTCTGCATTTTCCAAATCATAAGAGTGTTGAACATTATTGGTGCTATAAAAACCGTCCCAATTATAAAGTTGTCCACTGGGGGGGAAGGTCTGTGGAGCATGGGGAGCATTTAGAGGAACATATAGAAAGAATGGCTCCTTTAATGTATTAAATAGACCGCTCGCTTCAGACATCGTTTGGAAAGTAGCGTAAGAACTTCCGTCTCCTGGCCCGCCATGTAATACATCCAAAGGAGAGGCTTCACCCGCCAGCGACTCCTGCAAATAATTTATATGACCCTCAGCCGTAGTCTTTTTACTATCTATAAATTTAGTATACCCTGAATCCGATACTGTAGTTATATTACCATCTTTATTAATAGAGAAATTAACATATCCCATATTAGCATCCGACATACTTAACGCATCCCAATAACTCTCTGTTGTCATGTTAGGGATAGAATTATCGTGCCCTGGAGTAGGAGCTTTATTAAGATTATGGAAAATGGTACTATACCTGTCCCATTTTCCTACTGCCGATACATGAGCCCAACCTGCTCCTGAAGCACCTAGACGAGCAACATCTGGATTGGTTTCATAGTAGGCAGCTATTTCATTCCATTCTCCTAAGTGCCATTTACCTGCCATTGCACTCTGATAACCCCTAGTTCCGACTAATTCAGGTAATATCTTAAAGTTAACACCCGAAGTCCATGAAGAATTTTTTCCTTCTGCTGATTTAACAATTCGGGATAACAGTTGTTGATTTCCTGCGGCATCGTATAAAGTATATTCATTTCCTAATCCTGCCAATCCTCCCCTCATTCTTTCAAAATCTTGAGTTCCTACTGCGCCCACCCCATGGCCCCAAAATCCTAAAGCCTTACCCGCACCGCGACTATAGGCTGGGCTACTAAATGCTTGCTTGCCTGTAAGAATAGCGGCTCTTGTAGGAGAACATACGGGAGAAACGTGCGTATTAAAGAACGTAATACCATTCCTAGCTAATCCACTCAAAGCAGGCGTATGTGGATAGAGATTCGTACCATTAGTCAGATCATCTAAATTACTAAAAGGAGTGGATGGAGAAGGAAGTTCAATAGGGTTAATACCATCATATATTCCTAAATTATCTACACCTACATCATCAGAGATAATCAGAACTATATTATAACCTTCTCCTGTGTTTATATTAAACTCATGCAGCTTAGTGTCGATATTTTTAAAATATCCTTGTTGAGCTTTATAATTTTGAAGAACTTGTGGGGGTGTTAAGGATTTCTGGTAAAACTTTAAACTTCCTAAGAATCCCCCATACCCACTCTGAATTCCTCCTCTATCACCTCCCATAAAGTTACCACAACAGGACATTCCATCAGTATAACCTCCTCCTACAATCCAAGGAGTGTAGAAAGGATTTAATTTAGGTCCTTGATGAAGTGTAGTAGGTCCATCTACTGTAGAGACTGAATATTCAAAACTATTAGCCTTTTTAAAAGTAGGTAAACTTGGGCCTGCTCCTGCCCTAACTCCAAAAACCGTACTAATAGCTGAAGTAGCTACTAGAGATCCATCAGCATAAAATTTTATTTCATCTTTACTGGGGTCAGCCGTAATATCTACTAAAACATACTGAGAAGAGACGTTTCCAAAATCAGTGGCCGATAAATCCACCTTCATTTTATAAAAAGTCTCAGTTGTTTCACATGAATCATTATTAATCCACGAACACGAACTAGAGTCTCTCGACTGCGTAGGAGCTATAAAGAAACTCAAAGAAGAAACAGGATTATTGGACTCATTATCATTACTAAACCCCGCAGAAGCTTGAGTAATTCGTTTATCTCTCGTAAATCCCATTAACATGCCTCTAACAAACTGATCTCCTAGATCATTAGGCAGAAAATCCAAACCAACAGGGGATCCAGAGAAGTTCAGAGCCGAAGCCCCGTCTTTAACTCCTACATTTTCACACCCCAAAATTACTTTAGTTAAAGAGGAAGCCCCACCACTAGCCCATCCTACAGCCCCATCCATAATATCTGGTACAAAGCTCCAAAATTCTATTGTAAAACCACTAGGATTATAAGTTAATTCTCTAAATTCTTCTGTATCAGGTAATCGTACATAAGATCCTAAAGCGGACGCTCCCGCTGTGTCTGTTGATTTGTTTTTGGTAATACCCTCCAAGTATGGAATAGACAATCCATGTCTAAATATACTTTTTCTACTAGTTCCAACTAATTTAGAATTATTATATTGATTTTTAGTAGCACAATTTAAAGTTTTATACTCTACAGAGGATGGAGTTACTAATTTTGTTTCTAAAAAGTTATAAATAGCAAACAGTTTTTCTAAAACAATCCTATCACTTAGAGATAATACCGTTCCCTGCTGAATTCCAGGTCCTGAGGGAGTGTATAAAATTCCTCCTGTACCTACAGGTGGCACATTTAGGTGAATGAAGCCTATCGAAGGTGGTTTGGGGGGAGACTTCACAAAGGTAGGAATAATAGGAAGAACCATCCCCTCCACCTCAGCTTGTTCAAATACTAATGCCCGCTGTCGTTGTAAATCAACAACAAGATTATATTGTTCTAAGTAGGAAAAATCATTAATAGGAATTTCTCCTGGAGGGTATGTAGGAGGTTGAAAATCTCCACCATATATTTGAGGAGCTTTTATAGCTACTTCAATTTGTTTCTTTCTTCGATCAATCTTATTATTATGAGAAGCAATTTCAGAAATTATCTGTTGCCTTTGATTCCTAACAATAGAAGAATCTTCTCCATAATTTAAAATATAATCATCTAACTGGGCCGATAAATCGTATACATGCTTATCTCTCTGACCTAGAAGGACGCTAAGAAAATGATCCGCGTCATAATATGACTGCATAGCAATACTATCGTCTACTAATGCTATATCAAATATATTATCTATAAAAGTATTGAGAGATTTGATAGAAACCGCCTCCCCCTTACCCCCTAGGTTAGGATCGTAATCATATTTCCATGCATCCCCTATGGGTACTACTCCTGAAATAGCCAAAAATATTGGATCCAATCCTCCCTCTTGAGAATCATAATATAGTCCGTCTGTAGTTAAGAGGTATTGTCCTGTCTGGGTAACAGGAGGACCGTACACTAGCCTGAAAACCTCTTCTCCCTCTACGTCTAAATCAGGTACATCCGTCACCCATACTCCCCCTGCGGCTGCACACTCTCCAGGAGTACTCCCTGACGCTCCTAAGCACTGACCAGACTCTTTCCAAATACCCCCCGCTGCTTCACATTCAGTTCGAGAATTTCCATCTGCTCCTACACACTCTCCAGCCAACCCTGGATCCAATGCAGGGAATCGAGGAAAATTTGTCGATGACAATGCCGCATCTAGCTCTGCACTATCTAAAATTCTAGGCTCTAAAGCTGGGTTAGCCGCTCTAGCAGCCTTCACGGCACTAATTTCTTTTAAAGAAGCGTCTACACCATCAATAAATGAAGCTGTATTCTGTAATAATGTTACATCAGCCCCATATTGTTCATTAAATAGCTCATCTGCCTGTTCAGAAGTTAATAGATTTTTTTGATTAGCAGAATTTCCTCCATCAAAGGACTGAATTAGAGTAAATTTATCTAAACAGTCTATAACTGAATTAACTTGATCCGAAATATTTTGAAAATTTTGATAAATTTGAACTCCTGCGCCCACCAACCCAAAAAGAGACCCTAATCCTCCTAAATTAGCAGTAGATTGAGCATTATCATTGTCCATCCCCAGCCACGAAGAATCAGATTTAAATTTAAAAATACCTTCCTCGGTATCAAATTCAATTATTCCATTATTGATGTAAAGAGCTTTAAAAACAGAAGACATTGCATCATTAGCATAAGCCTTTCCTTCCATCAAATTAGTTTGAATACTATCTATAACACTGGTAGGTAGAATACTTAAAATATTGTTTGCTAGATTTAACATACAGCTAGGAACACCAAAAGACATACCTACTGCCTCAAAGACACTTGCCCCCTGTTCCCCCTGTACTTTTAAAAATGTATCCCAATCAAATGATGCCATATTCTACCTTTTTAATATACCGTAACTCCTTTAGGATAATGACTAGTGGCTGAACCAACAGCAGGAGAGGCTGGATTTACCCCCCCAGGAGGATTAAGATTAATATTTGGGCCTCCCCCTAGAGACATATCACTTCCTGATCTAGCTTGAAGAGTTCCATTTGCTGTTATATTAATATTGTCCTGTGCTCTAATATTCAAATTTTTGCCCGCATCTATGTCTATATCTAAATCAGAAGAGATCTCTACTTTCCCAGTAGATTTAATTCTAATAACACAATCTCCATTTGTTCCGTGAGTTTCTATTTCAATTACTTGGCCTTTCCCCTGTGTATTTAGGCATTCAATAAAAATTCTACCATTTGAGTCCTTCCCCTTACACCCTGCAAA